ACGAAAAGGGACGTGTAAGAACCTTTTCAATCTAGCATGTATTTCCGTAGGTTTAAAGCAGGCGCCGGAGAGTGTTATCTCTACCGTTTGCGGATACCTTAATTTAAAATACATGCGTACCAAAAAAGAGTTTCTACTTTACAATGAAACAATGGGGATCTCATCTATTTATGATTATGATTTCTTATTGAAAGCCAACAGAGGTTTTCTAGAAATTATGAGTGATTATGATGAGATGTTTCATGTAAAGTTCTCGGTAGAAACTCAACTTTCTCTCTTCCGAACATTATTGGACTTGAACTCCCAGAACTACAACTTAGTGGCAACACTTAAGTATTGGAGTGCATGGCCTCTAGCCTTTTTCCTTAGAAATGATGAACCTGCAGGACCCGTTCTTACGAACAAGTACCTGGTCGATAAACCGTTGGCCAAGTATATTAAGCAGAGACTCATGGGTAGGAAATCAAAGACCAACTTGAAACTATTTTGGAGTATGCTCCAGGGTTTCAAGAGGGCATGTAAGGAAGCACCTTTTCATTTCGTTGTTCAAAGTTACGTCAAACATGCTAAAACATTATCGACAGAACCATCCAAAGATGTTGTAACTGAGAACTTCCATTTTGAAACTAGAGATCGAGTAGAAGAAGCACAGAAAATCTTCTATAGACCGAAATTGGACAGTATCTGGTCTTCGATTAATCCTTATGAATTAAAAGAGAACCTTCCTATTTCGGCTTCGGCGTGTTTAGAACTCCAAAGATCTGTAGGAGGATCAAGATCCCATCTCATGAGATGGTTTCATGATCTGAATCCAGATGATGATCATGACACAATCGGACAGCATGAACAATTACTCGGAATGGTCGAAACCAAACCTGGTGTTGTTAAAGAAGCTCGTGGGATACCACCTCCAACCTTAGGGAAGATTCGAGATTATATCTTGGAGAACCATAACGAGGAGTACCATGAGTGTAAAGTTGCAGCTGTTCTTGAACCTTTAAAGGTTCGATTGATCACGAAAGGAGTTTCTTTACCATATTTCTATAGTCGGACTATGCAGAAGCTTATGCACACCCATCTACGACGTATACCACAATTCTCAGCGATTGGAGAGCCTCTTCGTGAAGACCACATCTATGATATGATCTCACGTGAGCGGGAGTTAGACCTTCTTATTAGGAAGGATCTTTGTACCAATCTTGCTTTTGACTCTTGGGTTTCAGGTGATTATTCAGCTGCGACAGACGGTTTAGACATCAATTGTACAATTGAAGCCTTTGAATCTGTTTGTGATGCAGCCTTTGTTCCTGAAACCGATAGAGTTATACTGAGAAGAGTTTTATATTCGCACAAAATCAGTTATCCAGATAAAGCTGAATCGTCCTGTGACGGAGATTTAGCCCCTTTTATCCAGAAAACTGGTCAATTGATGGGTTCTACTCTTTCTTTTCCTATTCTATGTGTAGTAAACTTCGTGTGTTATTGGAATGCACTTAGATTCTACCTGAGTTCTAGAACACCTGATTATATAGATTATCTTGCACCAGAAGATTTCTTACAAAGATATTGGAGATTACTCCCATGTCTTGTAAATGGTGATGATATTCTATTCAGATGTAACTCGGATTTCTATAGAATTTGGAAAAAAGAACTCAATCTTGTCGGATTCCAGATGAGTATTGGTAAGAACTATATCCATAGGGATACCTTTACAATGAACTCACAATTATATAAATACAATTGGGATACCGATAGATTAACTAGTTTCGAATATTACAATCCTGGTCTTCTATTCGATCAAACATCAACAGTTGATTTGAGACAATCTGAATTTAAGTCAGATAGAACACCTCGAGCCGTATATAATCAATTTATCCAAGGGGCCGATAACAAAATTCGTGCACACAAGAAGTTTCTTCATTACCACAAGAAGGAGATTGAGAAATTCACCGACAAAGGTCGGGTCTCTCTCCACCTACCAGAACATCTGGGAGGTCTTGGTTTTGAAGTTCCTGAAGGTTGCAATCCAAAAGCTACCAGGGGACAATTGATCGTTGCTAATACGCTGATCAGAGAACCGATTAAGTCGATTCTTACGACCAGATCTGAGTCGAAAACGTCAGATGCGAGTGTTCAAATTTCTCATCATGTAAAGGAAACAGCAATTCATGTTCCAATCGGTCCCCTTCCTCAGGGTGTGACTGAAATTGAGGACGAAAGTGTTACCTACTCAAATACGAGTTTATATGTTGATACTATTAATCGATTCCAACCTCTTAACCGTAAAGAGTTCTACACCATGTGTGAACTTTGGAAAGAGTCCTATATTCCCTCAGAGGAGAGAGTATCCAGAGTTCCTTCTTTAAGATGGGTTAGGGATTGTAGATCAGAAGAACGAAATGAACAGAGAAAGTATACCGAATGTCAACAACCATCGACGTTGATTGCCTAGGCAGTTGACGTTCCTCCCCTGTTGAGGTTCCTTATAATCGATTGTGGACTCTTGAGTAAATCGAGTCTTAGTAACAACTTAGTATTCAGTCACTGGGAATAATTAATATTCTGTTTGGGCGAAGAACGACCTAGTCCGAAGACGAAGGGTCCTTCTAGTAAGTGGCAAGGCTATAGTAGATGAAAGCAAATGGTGCCTTTGGCGAGCCCCTTCGGGGGAGACTCACTTAGGTGGACACTTTAACTTTACTACCCAAAACCTTCCATACAGATCAAATATTGAATTATCAAACTTTAACGCTAAGCTTACACAATGTTTATAGGGAATTCAAGCATTTTTTAGATAAGCAATAGTCAGCGATTTCTCAAGCTGACCTATCTAGAAATGTAGGAG